CTCCTTTAATGGCGCGCCGCCGCGACCGCGTGGTGATCGAGCGCGAGGGGCGCGACAAGGGCAAGGTGTTCTGGATCACCGAGATGGCCGCGACCGACGCGGAATACTGGGCGGGTCGGCTGCTGACCATGTTCGCCGCCGGCAACACCAACGTGCCGCCGGGGTTCTTTCAGATGGGCTTCGAAGGCTGCGCCGCGTGGATCGCCGTGCATGGCATCGGCGGCATCGACTGGACGGTGTGCAAGCCGCTGCTGGACGAGATGATGGCGTGCGTCACCTACCAGCCCAATCCCGAGCGATCCAACATCGTGCGGCAATTGATCATCAACGACGACATCGAGGAACTCACCACGCTGATGACGCTGCGGGAGGCGTGGTTCGACACCCATCTGGGTTTTTCCGTGCGCGGCAGGTTCTGGACCTCGACAGCGGATACGTCGGAGGCGAGCAACCCATCTGGTCAGAATATCGCAACCTTGGCAGCGGCGCGCTCGGGGCGGTGATCTCGGCCAAGCTCGCCACGCTAAACCAGCTTGACACCGTCTACGGGGTTGCGGATCTCTATAAGCTGTCAGAGGTGATCAGGGTCGACAACTTCAACCATCAGCTTGCCACGCGATGGGCGACACGCGACCAGGAGCGCTAGATGTCAGGCTCGGATGGCTATACCGGATTTCGCGGCGCCAAGGGCATCGGCTCCGAGGCCACCGCGCTGCGCTTCATGGTCGACAGCGTGCTGTCCGAGGTCGCGACATCGGCGGTGGTCACCGTAGTCAGCGCGCGCAGCAACGGCGAGGTGGCACCGCCCGGCACGATCGACGTGCAATTGCTGGTGCATCAGATCGATGGCGACGGCAACGCCCATCCGCATGGCACGATCTTCAACATCCCCTATCACCGTGCGCAGACCGGCGCCAACGGCATCATCATGGACCCCAAGGTGGGCGATATCGGGGTCATCGTCTGCGCCTCGCGCGACATCAGCGCGGTCAAGGCCAACAAGGGCGACGCCTCAACGCCGGGATCGCTGCGCCGTCACGATCTGGCCGACGCGCTCTATATCGGCACGGTGATCGCCAAGCAGGCGCCAGAGCAGTATGTGCAATTCACCGATGACGGCATGGCGCTGCTCACCAAGAAGGACATGGCGATCACCGCGACCGGCACGCTGACCATCAACGCGGCGGCGATCAAGATCGTCGGCCCGATCGAGCAGACCGGCGGCACCATCACCAGCAACGGCAAGCACATCGACAACACGCATGTCCATGGCGGTGTGCAGGGCGGCCTCGGCAGCACCGCGCCACCGACGGTGTAGCCGATGTCCGACGCCTCCGCGCAATTCACCGCCGCCGACACAGAGGGGGCGTTTGCATCGGCGGTTCCCTATATCAGGCGAAAGCTCGACATCACCTTCTCGATGGGCACCGGACAGTTCGGCGAGAGCGGCCACAACACCATCACCCTGCGCGGCTATCGCGCCCAGGCAACCATCACCAAGGGCGCGCTCGGCCAGCAGACGGCGCTGAACCTCCGCATCTGGGGCATGAAGCTGAGCGACATGCAGAAGGTGCTTACCTTCGGTCGAAAATACGACGGCACCCGCGACAATCGCGTCATTGTCGAGGCGGGCGACGATCTCGCCGGCATGACCCAGGTGTTCTACGGCAACATCTACGACGCCTATTTCGACGGCACGTCGCAGCCCGACGTGGCGCTGCAGGTCACCGGCTATGAGGGCGGTCTCGCCGCCATCAAGCCGGCGCCGCCGGTCAGCATCCAGGGCACGGTCGATGTGTCGAGCACCATGCAACAGCTTGCGCAGCGGATGGGCGCGCACTTCGAAGATGCCGGCGGCGTGCGGGCCAAGCTGCGCGATATCTATTATCCCGGCACGGTGTTACAGCAGATCCGGCGCATCGCCGACCATTCCGGTATCAACTTCACGCTGGAGAACAACGTGCTTGCCATCTGGGAGCGCAACAAGGAGCGCGCCGCCGGGCAGGACGTGCCGCTGTTCACCCCGCTGAACGGCCTGAAGGATTATCCTACCTTCAACGAGAAGGGCATCATCTTCACATGCCTGTTTCGCAAGGTGCTGCTGGGCGGCAAGAAGATCGGCGTGCAGAGCCAGTTGTTCAACGGCGGCGACACCCCCGACAAGCCGGGCGACATCTGGTATTACCTGACCTATTCATACACCTACACGCTTGAGAGCGAGATGCCGAACGGTCCGTGGTTCTCCACGATCATGGCGTCGGTGAACCCGATCTGACAGCGACCGACGCGGTCTGATAGCGAGGGCCGCATGCCGACGATCATCGATGAACTGACGATGACGCTAAAGCTCGATCCCACCGAGTTCGGTGATGGGATCGAGCAGGCCAAGGCCACCACCAACAGTTTCCTGCAACAGGTTCTCGCCACCCTCCAGAGGATCGAGCAGGAGACCGAGAAGACCGCGACCAACACCGCGCATATCCAGCAGCGTTCGGCGGCGCAGACGATCGATTCTGCCGAGAAGACGGCGGCGGCGCAGGAAGCGGCGGCGAAGAAGGCGGCGCACGAACAGCAGGAGGCGGCGAAGCAGACCGCCGAGGTGCAGCGTGAAGCGGCGCGTCGGACGGAAGAGGCCTACGCAAAGACCGCCGACAGCGTCAAGCGCGTCGCCACCGAACTGCTGGCGCTGTTCGGCATCTCGATGTCGGTCTCGGCGATCGAGCGGCTGTTCAGCGGCATCCTGCGGACCAACGAGCAGGCCTCCAATTTAGCACGCAGCATCGGCCTGGACGTCGATGCACTGACCGCCTGGGAGAATATGGCGGCCCGCCTGGGCGGCACGGCGCAGGGCACCGCCAGCGCGCTGGCGACGTTGGCGCGCGAGCGCCAAGCGTGGCACTACACCGGCAGATCCAATCTGCCGTCGCAGGCGCGCGAGCTGTTCGGCGCCAACATCATGGGTCCCGACGGCGAGATGCTGAAAGGCCCGGAGCTGATCCTGGCCCTGGCCGACGCCGCCGACCGCAAAAAGATGAGCGGCGAGGCGCGGCAATACGCCGCCGAGCAGATGGGTCTCGGTGGTGCCGCGCAGATGATCATCTCGGGCGGCGATGAGATCCGCAAGCAACAGGAGTATCAGCGGCGCTCGGGTAACTTCACAACGCCGCAGGATGCCAAGGACGCGCTGCAGCTAAGCGAGGCGCTCGACAAGGTCCAGCAATCAGCCATGGGGCTGGCCAGGGCGTTCTGGCGCGAACTCGGTCCCGGCATCACCCAGGTCGTGGAACGGATCGAGCGCTGGATCGACAAGAACCGCGACTGGCTGACCGAGAAAGCCACCGAGTGGGGCAAGCGACTGGGCGAGGCCATCCTCGCCCTGGCGCGTGACTTCGATCTGCTGATCAACGGCGGCGCCGGTCAGTTTGCCACGACGATCGGTGAAATCGCCCACGTCGCCAACGAGGCCGTCCAGGCGATTGGCGGCTGGCACATGGTGATGGAAGCGTTCGCGACGTTCTGGCTCGGCAGCAAGATCTTCGCGGCTATCAAAACGATCATATCGCTGAAGGACGCGCTGCTCGCCCTCGTCGCCGCCCGCACTGCCGCTGGCGTTGGTGGTGTCGTTGCTGGTGCCGTTGAAGCTGCCGCCGGCGGTGCCGCTGGCGTTGCCGCTGGCGCCGGCACCGTGGGTGTGGTCGCGGGGATCGCCGTAGGCAGCGACATCCTCGCCGAGCGGCATGCCAACCAAGCCGCCGACGCGCTGGGCTACGACGTGAAGGACGTCACCGGCGAATTTGAGGCGGGCGGCGGCAACGCCGCGAGCTATCGCAATCGCAAGACCGGCGAAGTCATCAGCCGCGAGGAGATGGAAAAGCGCGTCAGGGAGGCGCAGGCGGCGGAAGGGAAGAAGGCCGATGATGCGGCGGCGAAGGCGGCGGAGACTGCACACCCGGCAACACCCGCCCACCCGGCAGCACCGACGGCACCGGCGGCGCCCGACTGGTGGGCGCCGAGCAACCGTGGCGGGCCAGCGCCCACCACAACGCCCGCAGCGCCTGCTACAGCGGCACCAGGGCACGGTGGCTCAGCATCACTGACGCCAATCGGCACGCCCGTCGCGGGGCCTGTGGCGCCGGCTGGTGGTGGGTTCGCGGGTGCCGCGCTGACCCAGCAATTCGCTGCCAGACATGGCGATGAGGGCACCAGCAGTCGACGCCCGAGCTGGATGCCGGACTGGGTGCCTGAGTTCATTGCGGGGCCAAGATCCGCCCCTGCTGCTGGTTCCGCCGCCATGCCCGCTTCGACGGCGCCGTGGGGTCGTGGCACCGGTATCGGCGAAGGCGCCCCACGCGCCTTACCGCCGATCGGCACGCCCGCCGCTGACGCCCCCGGCTGGCCGGGCGGTCCCGGTGGCGGTGGCGAAGGCGGCGAGGCTGGCGGCGGCGGCGGTGGTGGTGGTGGTGGGGGTAGTAGCGGCACCGCCGAGGGGAGCGGTCATCCTGGCGATTTTGGTGGCGTAGCCAACCCGAAATCGGGGCAGGCGATGGACCCCGCTTCATTGCGCGACATGATCAGCGCGCGGCTCGACATCCCGAAAGAACAGGCCGCCGCGATCGTCTCCAATCTCGCCGCCGAGTCCGGCCTCAAGGCGGATATCAACGAGGGGAAACCGCTGATCGCCGGATCGCGCGGTGGCTACGGTCTGGCACAATGGACCGCTGATCGCCGGCGCGATCTGGAGGGCTGGGCACAGAGCAAGGGCCTCGACGTGCGGTTGCACTCGACACAGGTCGAGTTCATGGCGCACGAACTGGATGCCAAGTTCCCCGGCTGGCGCAAAAAGCTCGCCGCCGCCGGTAACGATCCGCAAGAGATCGCCAAGACGTTCTTCCGCCTCTACGAGAGCGGCGGCGCGGCCAGCCTGGAGCAGCACCTGGGCAAGCATATTGCGCACGCGCGACAGTTTGCCAATCTGCCGTCCGGCGAAACCAAGACCGCCGCCGCGTCGCCCCCGCCAACACCACCGTCGCTGCCGCCCAGGGCACCGCTGGCGCCATCGCCGGCGGCGATCTCTACCCTGACATCCCCGCCCCCGGTGGCCGCTCAGGCGAGCGCTGGTGGCGGTTCCTGGGCCGGCGGCAGCCAGACGCTCCCGCCGGTCGGCGCCTCGACCACGGCGCAGGAGTTCCAGATGGCGAGCAACACCTCCAACGTCGATCGCTCGCAGTCGTCACAGACCCATATCGGCGATCTGCACGTGCATACCGCCGCGACCGATGCCGCTGGTATCGCCAAGAGCATCAAGGGCGAGCTGAAGCGCTACGACTACGTGTCGCAGGTCGATACGGGGCTGGTGTGAAATGCCGCTGATCCCGGTCTATGGCTTCAACCCCGACGGCTCGTTCAACACCGCAGGCGCTCCCGGCGTGCTGCAATTCCCCGGCGTGCCGCCGCTCCAGGGCGGCTTCGGCAACGTCATCGGCATCGCCCAAGGCGCCGGCGACGTCAACGCATCCGCCGGCCTGGGCCTGCCGTTCTCCGGTATCACGCCGGGGGCCGGCGGCATGGCCCAGGGCATCAACGTCAACGCCCCCGGCATCAGCGGGCCGCTAGCCGGCGACGTCAGCCCCTACGGCATGGCACTCAGCGCCGCGCTGGTGGCGCCCATGACCGAGGACCAACCGGGCGCGCTGTTCAGCAAGCCGATATGGGGCATCTTCGATAAGAACATGCAGGAGGTCGCGAACTGGGACAGCGTGATCAAGGTGGACTACCGCCACGAAATGAAGATCGCGGATTTCCCGATCGAGCGCGGCGCCTTCGCGTCCTACAACAAGGTGCAGGTCCCCTTCGATATCCGCATCTCGTTCGCGATCGGCAGCGGCACGATGCAACGCACCGAGTTTCTCGCCCAGCTTGAGCGCGCGGTGGCGTCGCTGGATATGTATGTTGTGGTGACACCGGAAGCGATCTATCCGCAGGCCAACCTGACGCACATGGAGTATAGCCGCGAGAGCCGTCGCGGGCTGAACCTGCTAGTGGTGGATGTCTGGGTGCAGGAGGTTCGCATCAGCGCCGGCGCGACATTCACCGACAACACGTCAGGCAAGTCGCCGACCGGCGCGGCGTCCACCAATGTTGGCTCGGTGCAGCCGAAGCCGGCAAATGTGCCTGAGCTTCCCATCGAATCCGATCCCAATCTAGGACCGTTCCAGCCCATCAGGTCCAACATGCCGACGCGCACGGATGCCACCACGCCGCCGCCGCCGGCCAACATGCCAGACGCTTCGCATCCGCACGCACCAACGCAGACCGCTCCACCACTGCCGGTGCCACCACAAGACGGCACAACGGTGCCGCCGACATCGTTTTTCTTCTGATGATTATCCTGTCGCGCTTCACCGGTTCCATTGACGGCAACACGCTACTGGTCGGCGATGTGCAGGCCGGCTCGCTGGCGGTCGGCCATACCATCAACGGCGATCACGTGCCGTCCGATGTCCGCATCACCGCACTCGGCACCGCCCAGGGGACCCAGGGCACCTACGCGCTCAACCGGCGCCTGCCGCTCGGCGTCGCTACTGCGCCGATGACGTCGGGCGCGGAGGATCTGGCTCAGGCCTCGCTGCTGGTGCCCGCGACGACGCGATATGTCGTGCCGTTGCTGGCGGTGCCGGCGCAGACCCTGACGATCAGCTTGAGCGGCATGAACTGCAACATCAACGTCTATCAGCGCACTACCGGCCTCTACATCGATCTCGGACGCGATGGCAATCTGATCATCGGTGGCGTGCTGGCACTGGATCGCTGCAAGATCGTGCGCGACGCCTATCTCGGGTTCACCGGCGATCTGGCGTTCTGGGATAGTCAGGGCACCGAGGACCCCAACTGGACCGAACTCAATACGCGGTATTTCCTCGGTTACTTTGCCCCCACATAGCAACGCCCACATGGCGTAAGGGAGGTCCATGTGAGTGGCACAACAAGTGTTCCGCGCCCACGATGGACTGACACCGGATTTCTCCTGCCGACCGAACAGGACATCCTCAAGGGTGTGCGGGCCGATCTGAACGCCTGCTTCGGCGGCGCCTTGAACCCTGCACTGGAGACCCCGCAGGGTCAGCTCGCCACCACCGAGGCGGCGATCATCTCGGACAAGAACGATCAGTTCCTGCTGCTGACGCAGAACGTCGACCCGGCCTATTCGCAAGGCCGCATGCAGGACGGCATCGGTCGCATCTATTTCATGACCCGCTATCCGGCATTGCCGACCACGGTGCAGGCGAGCTGCATCGGCCTGCAAGGCGTGGTCATCCCGGTCGGCGTGATGGCGTTGGCGAAGGACGGCAATTTCTATACCTCGACCGCGCAGGGGGTGATCGGCGCCGACGGCACCGCGACGGTGCCATTCGAATGCAACGTGATGGGTCCGATCTCGTGTCCGACCGGCTCGTTGAACAGGGTCTACAACGTCATCCCAGGCTGGGACGCCATCATCAACAACGCCGATGGCGTGGTCGGCCAGGACGTCGAGACGCGCGCGCAGTTCGAACGTCGGCGCTTCAATTCGGTGGCCGGCAATTCGGCGGGCATGTTGGCCTCGGTGCTGGGTGCCGTGCTCAACGTCAACGACGTGCTCGACGCCTATGTCACGGAAAACTTCACCAGCTCGGCGGTCACCCTGGACGGTGTCACGCTGCAGCCGCACTCGCTCTATGTGTGCGTCTCGGGCGGTGTCGGCATCGACATCGCCAATGCGATCTTCACCCGCAAATCGCCGGGCTGCAACATGGCGGGCAACACCACGATCACGGTGTATGACACCAACGGCGGCTACTCGCCGCCCGCGCCCAGCTACCCGATCACCTATCAGAACGCGTCGCCGCAGACCTTCGTCATGCTGGTGACGCTGATCAACAGCGTGCAGGTCCCGCAGGACGCGCTGATCCAGGTGCAGAACGTGGTGCTGAACGCGTGGAGCGGTGCCGACGGTGGCTCGCGCGCCAGGATTGGCTCGACGGTGTTCGCCTCGCGCTACTATGCGGCGGTCGCCGGGCTTGGCCCGTGGGTGCAGCTCGTGTCGATCAAGCTGGGATC